AGGCATTTTCGGCATACACCATTTCCTTAGGTAGGCGCGGTTTGAGCGGCGGGGCCTTGTTAGGGGGACCCAGACCAAGACCCACCCACAGACCCTAAGCCTAATGAGCCGCAGGATTTAACTGCACAGATAGCAGCAGCGTTGGGAACGGCATTGAAACCTCTAACAGACCGCATGGATGCAATGGACGCTAAAACAAAGGCGGACGTTCGTAATGCACAGATTGCAGAGGTGGCGAAAACGTTTGGTATCCCGGAATATGTCTATAAAGGCAAGCAAATCGCTGATGACGCAGACCTCAATCAGTACTTCACGGACTTGAAGCAGGAGATGCAGAACAGCGGTTTTCAGTTCGCAAAGTCTCCCGAAGAGGGGAACAACGAACACAAAACAGAAGTGAGTTCCATTGCTGAACAAATCAACAAGGGAACACAAGAGATTGTAGAACAAAACAAAAAGTAAATTATGGCAGGATTTAAGTACAATTTGCCACCTAAAGAAGAGCAGGAAGAGCGTTACGACGTGTCTACAGGTCTTCGCCGCCGTGGCAATTACATCCTTGATGTCGCAGGATTGGCAGTAGGCAGCTATGTTCCGTCGTTCACTCCTATTGCAGCCGACATCAAGGCAAAGACCGCAAAGATTGTGGTAAATGTTCTCGTAAAGGAGAATGTTGGTGCAACTGATACCAAAGTGAAGATTGCTAAGGGTTCATACGTTGTTATGGGAACTATCCTCGGCAATGGCACTAAGGGGGCAACAGTTAATGCTATCGACAAATCAAAGGCTGAGTATGACGAACTCACGCTCAGTGCAGCAATGGGCGCATTGAAGACTGGTGATGTGCTGTTTGAGGCTAAGGCAGCAGATGGCGCTACTCCCAAGAATGTCGCTAACTCCGCCCTTTACGAGACTCATAAGGTTATCGAGGATATCAATAGTGTGGCACTCTTGCAGCGTGCATTTGAGATTGAACCAGAGAAGTTGGTAACTCCTTTCTCCGCAAAGGACAAGGCTAACCTCCCTCACTTCCAGTTTAACGAGTAAAAGAAAGGGCACAGAATTATGATATTGACTATTCAATCATTATTTAACGAGCCTGCTATTGTAGGTGCAGTTATCAATCGTGTCCTTCAAACTCGTAAGGACGCTATCTATTGGCAGGAGTTCCTCGACTGGCGTAAGACCACTACACGAGTATTCAAGGACTATATCGGTTCTGTTCGTGGTGTGATGGCAGGTTCTGTCAACTCGCAATTTGGCGAAAAGCCAATCCGTGAGCGTAGGAACATGGGCGAGGGCTATGGCGAGATTGCTTATCTTGGCGACCGCTACCAAATGAGCGTAGACCGCTTGTCAGAGTTGCAGGATTTGCTCGATAAGTACAACGAGGCGAACGCAACAGGGCAGAATTCAGCACTTAACGATATCATTAGCTTCATTTACGATGATTATCGTCAGGTGATGCTTGCTGCTCACAAGCGTATGGATTTGGTTGTTGGCGACCTCCTTATGACGGGTAAGGCTTCTGTCCGTAATAAGGACAAAGCGCAGTCAGAACAGAACGCTACCGAGTTCCTCAACATCGAACTTCCTATGAACGCTATCGAGTTGCAGGATAGTGACGTTATAGACGGCGCAAAGAAGAAGATGGTTACTTACCTCATGAACAAACTTAACGAGCTTGCTCCTGACTTCGGTAAGTATTCAAAGATGATTATGAGCCGCGGCACATTCATGAAGCACATCATCGGTTCATCTGAGTTCGGTGAGATGTTCAAGATGCAGCTTGGCTCTAATCAGATGTATCTTTCTACGGGTCTTGTAACGTCTGCTCTTGCTTCTGACCTCTTCACTGGTATTGGTCTCCCTGCTATCGAAATCAAGGATGACTACGTGAAGGAGCAGAACGGCAAGAACGTACAGGTTTATGCAGATGGTCATATCACACTCCTCCCACATGATAAGGTTGGCTATATGCGCTACCACACGCCGTATGAGCAGACCGACCCAGTGCCAGGCATGACCTATACTCCTACTGGTGATGGTGATATGCTTGTGGCTGCTAATCGTGACCACAACGGACGTTACTTAGAGTACACCGCTGAGTGGATTCCACAGATTGCAGACCCAACTCTCATTACCACACTTGACCTTACTAAGTTGACAAAATGAACGTAAGGGACTACATATCAAGCAAGTTTCAGTCCTTCGGCATACAAGTGTCGGAGGCTGACTTGTTGGATATGTCTCTCAATGCACGCGTGAATATAGAGGACGATGTAGATGCAGATGTAATTGATAATATCTCTGTTGCTATTGCCCGATTTATTCCATCCCTTTTGCTTCGTCCTACATCTATCAATGAGAGCGGTTTTTCTATGTCGTGGAACACTCAAGGCGTAAAGGATTATTACAGTCTCCTTTGTAAGAAGTACGGATTAAAGGACGAACTCAACGACAATAAACCGAAGATACGCATCTTATGATATTCGCACCACACATATTGCAGGTTAAAAGGGTAACACCACTCCAAGAGGACGAATACGGACACCCAATCCCTAATACGGGAGGTGAAGAGTGGGTAACACTCTGTAAGTGCCGTTGTGATGACAACACCACAAAAGAGTTTAACTCTCCTAATGGTGATGTGTACAGACCTAATTTTCACGTAGTATGTGAGATGAATGTCGATATTAAAGCAGGTACAGAGGTAAGATGTCTTGAGGGGGAAAGCGTACGAGGAGAAGGTAAGGTTTACATTGTAAAGAACGCTAACTATTTCAATAACTCTGAATTATGGTTATAGATAGTGATTTCTCTGATGTAGACCAGTTCTTTGATGATTTAGAGTGGGAGGTTCAGAAAGGTATGATAGACGTTGGCGATGCTGCCGTTAAGGATGCAGAGGAAAGCGGAACATACCAAGACCACACACTTACTTTGAGAACATCCAATACCTACGATGTGGACAAGGACGGACTGACATTAGAGAACACCGCTCCTTACGCATCATATGTCGAGGCAAAGGGATTTGTTGTACTGAGTGACCCTGCGTTGAGAGCAGAGAAGAAACTAAAAGAAATGTTTGAATGATAGTAACTACCGACATAGCAGATATTCTCTACCGAGATTGTAAGGTGTTTGGGATAGAGATAGTCCCTTTCGGCAAAACCATTAATGGGGAGTTGAAAGATGAACGCATTACTATCCACGTGAAAGGGCAGACCCCGAGCAAGTATTGGGAGAAGTGTTTTTGTGACGTCAATCTGTGTGTTCCAGATTTGGGGGCGAAAATTGCCAATACACTCCGATTAAAAGATTTGGAGCGAAAGGCAAAAGAACTCCTCAAAAGCGTAACGGGCGAGTTTGACGGAACAAGATACAACTATGAGATAGATACTATCCACATTGAAGCGGACACTGCTTTGAAGTGCCATTTTATTAATTGTAGAATATTGTTTAACGCATTAAACGTAAAGTAAATATGGGAAAAATTTCAGCTGTCGGTATTAAGAAGATTTTTTATGCTGACATTTCCGTAATCAAGAATGACCTTACCGCAGCAACTGCAAGTACAATCATCAAGGCTGCCAAGACTGCTAAGAATGAGGTGATGAACGTGCATGGTGAAACATGGAACATTGAGGAGAGCGAGGCTTCTGTCACTCCATACAAGAACCAGCTCACGGGTCAAGCCTACCGCTATGACACCACCCAAGGAGATATTACCCCTCAGTTCTCAATCGGTCAGTATGACTATGCTGCCAAAGCTGCTCTTATGGGTGGTGAAGTCATCAAGAAGGGCGGTGCAGGCACTGATAAGGATGACATCGTTGGTTGGAAGCGAGCTACTGATAAGGTTGTCATCAAGAAGGCTCTGTTCTGTCTAACTGAGGACGATGTATGGTTCATCTTCCCTAACTGTCAGATTGTAGCACGTGAGGCGAACACCGACAAGGCTATCGCTATTGCAGTCAAGGGTCTTGTTCAGGCTCCTACCGTTGATGGTGTGTCACCAGAGTATAACTTTGACGAGTCAGAGGTTAAGGCTTTGGCATAGGGTAAGGTTTCAGGATAACATCGGGGTGGAACGTGGCGAAAGACCACCTCCACCCTTTTTTATTTTCATTATGAGTAAAGCAAGTAAATTAATATCAGATGCAATCTTAGGCAATGATTATGCGATTGTCTACGTGAATAACCAAGCATACGCTATTCAACCTCCTACGATTAAGCGGTTGGCAGGTGCTATATCGTGTATCAGTGACATAAATCTATCAGAGGGTAGTTCAATAAAAGAGATGCTCCTATCTGCAAAGGATAGTGAAGCATATGCAAAGGCTCTCTCGTGGCTTATGGCAGGCGATTTATCCAAGACCAAGGAATTATGCAATGGAACTCTTGATGAGGTCGTAGATGCGCTTGCAGCAGGTTTTGACCTTATCGGCATTGCCCCTTTCTTGAAAGCTGTCAGTTTGACGAAGAACGCAAGCCTGCTGGCAGCAACACCGAAGTAGTCGGAAATAAGACCCTTTTGGGACAAATAGCGTCATTCATGGATAGCTTGCATCTGACGTATGACGAAGTAGTTAATCAAATTCCTTATCGTAACCTCATTATCATGCAGAAAGACAAGCAACACGAGGCTTTCGGTGATGTGGTGAAGAAAATCAGTGGTAAGGAACTCGCAAAAAGGAGAAGAAAGTAGATATGGCAGAATTGAAATTCCGTGTACAAGCGGACTATGAAAAGGTTCAGCGGTTACGAGATGAGATAACGAAGTTAAAGCAGGAGATTAAAGGTGTAGATGCTATTCAAGACCCTACATCCTTTAATAAGCTGAATAGTAAATTACAACAGACTTCTAAGGAATTAGGGAATGTCACTGGTAAGATTGCCGAAGCATCTGCTGCAATGGAAACAGACTTTAAGCAGAAGATATTTGCAGCATCGCAGGGTGTCAATGACTTTACAGAGAAGATTATTGCACAGAAGGCTGCTGTGCGTGCAGCGCAAGAGGACGTGCGTAGGCTGTCAGAGGCTTATCGAGATGCAAAGAGAAATAATAGTGACAACGCAGATGGACTTCTTTCGCAGGTGAGAGGTGCCAAGTCGGTACTTGATGAACAGCGAGCAGCACTTTTCTCGTTGACGCAAGAGCAGGCAACGGCAAGGCTATCAGTAAAGAAACTCCGTGACGAATACGCATTGTTACGGCAGGAAGGTGGCGGAACGGCAGAAACCATGAACCTGCTTACTGGTAAGCTCAAGCAGATGAGCGGCATGCTTCTTGGCGGCATGGGACTGAAAGAGCTTGCAAGCAGAATTATATCCGTCCGTGCAGAGTTCGAGAGCATGGAAACATCCCTTAAAGTCCTATTGGGAGGTAACGAGGAGCGTCTAAACAATATCATGGGGCAAATTAAAGAATATGCCCTTGCATCGCCACTGAACACAAAGGATATGGTCGGTGCGGTACAGATGATGACATCCTTTGGTATCGAGGCAGAGAAGTCTATTGACTACCTAAAGGCTATTGGTGATGTATCAATGGGTGATGCTGGTAAATTCAACTCCCTTGCACTTGCTTTCTCACAGATGAGCAGTGCAGGAAAGTTGATGGGCCAGGACCTCATGCAAATGGTCAATGCTGGGTTCAATCCATTGGAGGAGATTTCACGCAAAACGGGTAAATCCATCGGTGAACTCAAAAACGAGATGTCAAAGGGTGCTATCACTTCAAAGATGGTGCAGGATGCCTTTATCTCTGCCACAAGTGCAGGTGGTAAGTTCTATGGTATGTCATCAGAGGGCGCAAAGACCCTCAATGGACAGATTTCCATGCTCCAAGAGTCCTTTGATAATATGTTCAATGAGATTGGCTCTAAGGGTGAGGGAGTTGTTATGAGTGCCGTGCAAATTGGCACAAAACTCGTGGAGAATTATGAGCAGGTAGGCAAGGTGCTGGCTGGGCTCGTAGTAACCTATGGGGCATATAAGACTGCACTTGTTCTTTCTACTCAAATGACCAATGGCATGACAATGGCGCAAGTGTTGCATACTACTGTAACTAAAGGCTTGACGGTAGCGGAAGAAGTATTGAATAAGACAATACTTGCCAACCCTTATGTTTTAGCAGCCGTGGCACTTGGAACTTTGATAACGGCAGTTGTCCTTGCTGGGGACTCTATGACAGCATCAGAAAGAGCACAGGATAATTACAACAAGAAGATTGAGGAAAACTCAAAACTTGTCAAAGATGAAAAAGATGAAATAGACAAACTTATTGGAACACTTGAAGATGAGACTTCATCTATTGAGAGCAAAAATATTGCATTCAATACCCTTATCGCAAAATATCCTACTATTTTCGGGAAGTATAAGACAGAAAGAGAACTTATAGACCATCTTACAGAGGCAAGACAAAGGGAAAATTCAGAGATAGAGCGAAAAACAGCGTTGCTAGGACAAAAGTCTTACAACGAAAGTAAGACAAGGGCAACAGAATTAAACCGACTTAAATACCTACAAAATAATGGAGATATAAAAGGTCGACAAACACAAAGTGGGTACAAAAAAGGCAAAGACCAAGATGAGTATCTTATGCTTTGGAATAAATATCATGATGATATAAAGAAAACTCAAACATGGTATGGTACAGAGGGTGGTGCAATAGATAGACTGGCTTCTGTTGCAACGGAGGAGTATAAAATTAATATCAACGAAAATCGTAAATCACAGATAGCCAAGTACAATGCCAATGTTGTCAATCTTTCAAAGGCACAGGCACAGAAAGAACTTGCTAAATTACGTTCCAGCTTAAGAGAAATGGATAAATCGGGGAAGAACTATCTTCGAATTGGCAATAATGAACCATTAAATCGTGCGCAAATAAAGGAACGTATTACTCTACTTGAAGATAATGTCAAGACGGAACGGAAGACGATGGCGCAATGGCGTAAGGATGCGAGAAAAGAGACAAAGAAAAACCGAAAGACGGCAAAGGATTTGGCATCCTCTACGGAGTTGCTAACGAAAGACCAAGCCGAAAAGAAGATGAAAGCTGCCAATGATACATTGGCTGCTTCTGAAAAGGCTGAAAAGAACTTTGATATTCAAGATAAATCTGATGGCAAAGCACAGAAAGAACGCGAGAAAGCAGCTAAGAAAGCACAGAAAGAACGTGAAAAGGCACAGAAAGCACGTGAAAAAGCAGCAAAAGCCGCAGAGAAAGCAGCCGAGCAGCAGAATGAAGCCAACGAGAGAGCCTTTGAGATTGAAACAAAAGCGAAACTTGAGAATAGGCGAAAAGCGGAGGATTTGGCAAACGAAACCGAGCAGGCAGAGATAAACATCCTCAAAGATGGCAACGAGAAGAAACTCCGACAGATAGAACTCAATCGCAAGAAAGAGCAAGAAGCTATCGACAGAGCATTTGAGGACATCAAGCAGCAACGTATCGAACAAGCTAAGCAAAAGTGGGAGGCAAACCCAAATAACAAGGGAAAGAACTTCTACAACAGCTCCGAGTACGCCTATGCTTCCTCTAACGACCGATACACAGATGAAGAATACAAGAACTATGATGCAAAAACAAAGGCAGCATGGCATAAGTATGACGAGGAAATAGCTAAGATAAGACAAGCCGAGATAGATAACGAGGATAGTCTCATCAAGGCTAATGAGTCCTATTTTGACAAGAAGAAAGACCTTGTGCAGAAATACTCTAAGGATGTAATAGAAATCAATAAAGCTATTTCAGAAGCTGAGAAACGTGGTGACGGAGATAGAGTTAACGCATTGTATCGCACGCTGACAGAGGCAAGGGCAAACTACGGCAAGGAACAGATGACACTTGCCTTTGAGCAGCTAAAGAAAGACCCTAACTATGTAGCGGCTTTTGACGACTTGAAGGGGGCATCTACCGATACGCTAAACAGCCTTATCGGACGATTTAGCGATGTAAAGCAAGCAGCAGGCGAGGCACTCAACCCCGAAGGAGTAAAGACATACTTCGATGCTATCAACGGAATGATTGATGAGCTTATCAGTCGTGACCCTATCGGCATGATAAAGAAACTCACCGATGAGCTTATAAAGCAGCAGGACGAGTTAAAAGCAGCTGAGAATAGACGAGATAGAGTAAAAGGCGGAGAGAAGATTGTCAAGAGCATAGGCTACAATAAAGACCTTAAAAAGTGGGTGTCTGAATATTGGGAATTAGCAGATGCCGAGGCGGATGTAGCAGCAAAAGGTCAGCAGGTAGCACAAACCACCCATAAGATTGAGAACGCACATAAGACTCTTACGAAGTCTATACAAGGCGTAGCTGATAAGATGGGTGAGTTAGGCGGTAAGATAGGAGGACAGACGGGAGAGATATTCTCTCTTTTTGGTTCTGTGATGACCTATTACCAAACTATCTCCGATGGTGTCACAGCGATAGGTAAGGCAGGCTCAAATGCTATGAAAGCTATTGAGTCGGCAAGCGTGATATTAGCTATCATAAGTGCAGCTATTCAGTTGATGCAAACGCTTAGTAGCGTACTTCCTAATCAAGATGACCTATACGAGAAAGCAGCGCAGAAACAAGCGGAGATAAATAAACTCCGTGACTCTGTGAATGATTATCGTCTTGCGGTAATGAAAGCACGCCACGAGGAAAGTAATTGGTTCTCTGATAGCGGTCTGAAAGGCCTGCAAGATGCTTACGAGGAACATGGGCAGGTTGCAGAGTCTTATTATAAGAAACTCAACGAGGCACAAGAGAAGTACATTGATAAATCGTCTGGACTGAAAAAGGCTCTTGTCCCTATTGTGGCAGGTGTGACGGCTATCGGTGCTGTTGCGGCAGGTGTCCTCACGGCAGGCACTGGTGCTGTTGCGTTAGGTTCTCTTGGTTCGGCAGTTATAGGTGCGTTATCAACTTCGGCAGTAACGGCAACGGTTGCCACAGCAGCAGGTGCGGCAGTAGCAGGTCTTGCTGGTGCTATCGTTGGCAAGGCTATTGACTCCGCTGTGAGTTCAATCACCTACAAGAATGGTCAAGTAGCGGCAAAAGATAATCTCCGTATTCAGACACAGCATAAGTCTTTTTGGCGAGGTCAGAAAACAGCTGACCTTAAAGAATGGGTTAAAAAGCAATACGGCAAAGACCTGTTCGGAGAAGATGGAATGATTGATAAGGAACTCGCAAACGAGGTCTTAAAGAACTACGGACATAAGTTGCAAGGCGAGACAAAGGAGACATTGGAGAAACTCGTAGAACTCAGAGAGAAATACGATGAGTTTAACAAGTCTATCCATGAATACGTATCTAAGATGTATTCTCCTTTGGTGTCTGATATGACGGATGCTGTATGGTCGTGGCTGAAAGACGGCAAAGACGCCCTTTCTGAGTTTAAGAACTCAGCATCAAAGACCTTTGCGGATATTTCAAAGGATATGGTTAAACAGCTTCTTTTGAAGAATGTGTTTAGCAAGTATGAGGACAAACTGTCCGACTTATACAAGAAGTATGCGATGAAGGCTATTAACGAGGGTGAACTCGGAGCGGCATCAGCGAACCTTGCAGGAGAGATAGTGGATAGCATGAATAGCTATATACCTGTAGCGCAAAGTCTGTTAAAGCAGCTACAAGAGGGATTTGCGGCAAAAGGAATCGACATCACAAGAGAGGGTGACAGCTCACAGACGGCAACCGCTAATGGAGTGACATCTATCACCTTTGAGCAGGCAAGTAATATCATTGCACTCACCACAGCAGGGAATATCTCACGTGACCAAATAAAGGATATTCTGACGGCTAAATTAAGCACGATGGACGCTTCTATGCGAGGAGTTCAGATGATGGCGATAGAGCAAAAGAATATTGCGGACGAATTACGGACGATACAAGCAAACTCCTATCTTGAGTTGCAGGGTATCCACGATGATACATCTGCAATGAACAAGACGCTGAAAATGCTAAGTAGTGACGTTTCAGACATTAAGAAGAACATTAAAGATATGTAATATGGCAGAATTAATCATTAACGGCAAAGATGCCTTTACAGAATGGGGCATAAGAATGGGTGACGGCTTCCTTGATACCCTTAACGGATATTTCCCAATGAAGGAGTATATTACTAACAACGACCGCACACAAGATGGGGTTCAGTATGTCGGCACTCCTAAGGTCAATGAACGCAGCCTTACCCTAAACTTCACTATGGAGGGCAGGGATGCGTCGGATTTCAACACAAAGAATAAATCCTTTATAGAGGTTATGCGAGGGGGTGACGTGTCGATACAAGTTCCTAATGACGGCACGGATGTTTATCATCTCAAATACACTGGTAAGAGTTGCACCTTTGCAAGGAATACAGAACGAACCTTTGCAAAACTCGGGCTTGCTTTCATAGAGCCGAACCCCACCAATAGGGTATGATCACGAATATACGTATAAATGTAATTTTCTCATGTATTATTCTCATTATAAAGCATTTAACATCATGATCAGGACATAAAAAGAGGGTAGCTTAACGGCTACCCTTTATTTTAGTCAAAATACGAATATTGGTTTTTGAAGAAGTCTTCTATATCCTTTACCAATGTCGGATTACTTGATAATGATTTATTGTTTATCAACAGATATGCACTTTTCTCTTTATTCTCTTTGTGGAAAAAGAACTCATTACTAAAATAAGTAGCTACAATCGTAGAGTATACCTTATATCTCTTCGTTTCGTTAGAAGAACTTTCGTTAATCCTATTAGCTCCGACAAATCCAAAAGAGGCATTAGGGTTTTTCTCATAAATACTTAACATCACATTTATACAGGTGTTTATAATCTTTCTCGGCTCATTTGTACCCGTAAGTAATTGATATTTAAGTTTAGAGTTTCTCCACTTTTTTGGATAGAATTTTACGGCAAAAACATCATGCTCGTATTGTTCTACAAGCACGATGTACCATAGATTTGATTTTGTTGATTTGAATGTATACAGACTATTTCGTATGTGTCCATTCTCATTAATATGCTTATTCTTGTCAAAATACTCATTCATAAGAAATCTGAATGAGTATGAATTAGGTATATAATTCACAATAGATATTGATATACGGATATTCTCCTTTTCAGAAGCTCATCCTTAGACACATCTGACAGCACAAAGGTACTATTATTCTTCGCTTGTGCGTCATTCTGTTGCTTCAATTTAAGATTTCCCATAATAACGCCATAATTCCTTTAGTGTTGCAAAATTACACAAAAGTATATTGACATCCAAATAAAACCACTTAAAATTATGTAAATTACTTAGATAAACCGTTTAGGTAAACCATTTAGGGCGTTTACCGACCTCCTTTGACCTGCTGTCGGTATTACCGACGTTAGCTTTTCGTCATCATCTAATGCGGAAATAGCATCTCTTGCATTCTTTATATCAAGGGCATTACACACGTCTTTGGCTACAAACCAAATATCTCCGTCTATATCAATGGTTGTGATTTCATTGAACAGCTGTTCTTCCTCGCTCTGGTATTTGAATATCTGTAGTTGCATAAATACTAATAGTTCGTTATCTGTACGTGATAATCATAATAGAAAAAGGTAGCCGTTAAGCTACCCTAATACTTCCAATTCTTCATAGAAGTAAGTACCACACGGCTCGTTAGTTACACCATCAACACATTTGTATTGACCATTATCACGAGCTACGACACGCACTTTCTTTCCATTCGAACGAATACGAACGTACATGCCGAGTAAATCACGCGGTTTCTGCACATCTTCAATTGGTGGAGCAATTTTTCTCCTAATCGCAGCTACATCATTTGTCATTATCCATAACTTGAAGAAAAGGATAATTTGCAATATGCCGAAAATTATCAGCACGATTGCGAGTAAATTTAGGTCATTCATATTAAAATTCGTTTTAATTCATTAAACTTATCAGGATTTTCCATGTCCTCCCAAAAGAACCTCTTATATCTATTCCTATTAAAACCATTTTCGTTTGTATAAACAAGAATCATTTCCTTATCACAGAGAATTATAATAGGTGCTTCTAACAAATGTGCGTAAGAATTAGCTTGTTGAAATGCTGTATATACTTCTTTTCTGTTGTGCATGGAAAGTTTTGCTTCTATAAGTACTTTGGCAATGTAGCCATTATCTGTTTTTGTACAATGCACCGCAAAATCAGGATATATTCTTTCACCGCATCCAGCCCGTAATGGAACTTGTCGCATGTAGTCTGTCATACCCATACTATCAAGTAAAGGTATTAATAAATGTTCTTCTACATCTTTCTCTAATTTTATATTTGTACAAGCTATTTTAGGTGCATATAAGACTGGTAATTTACTTGTATCGTACTTTTTTGTCTGTATTATTCGCAAAAACTCTTGATAATCCCTATTACTTATTTCCCATCCATTTACTCCTTGAAAGTTTTTCCTGACAAGTGGATGAGAAGAAAAGTATTCATCGTTCTTTAATTCCTGCAAAGTTACATGTGGTAGCTTTATTCTACTTCCTATGTATGTGTTAGCATAGTAATAAAAGAACGGGTCTATAACACCATCTGTTTGGGCTATCCACATACATGTTATTGCACATATAGGAGAGGTTTCGTAGTGTATGAGAATATCTCCTCGCATAGTATCCTCATTAGCTTGCCAAAATGTAAAATCCAAATCTTCTATTGGCATAATCTTCCCACCAATAAACCATGCCTTAGACGGTTTCGGCAATTCTGTTGGAATATTCTTTGTAAGCCCTTGACCAAAGTCATAAAGCATAGCGCATAGCTCATACGGAGATAGTCCATTTTCTTTACGAAAAGAATATAGTATCTCGCATAGTTCCCAATAATACATACACCGTGCCCTATAATTACTCTTTTTAGGTGGTAATGGCAATTCTATGTCGAATATATCAAATACTTTTATAAGGTCAAAGAAATGGTATCGGAATATATTAGGAAAGAAATACTCTGGAGCCTTGAAAAACAACATGAAAGATATATCCATATTAGCCATGAGATATGTTTTGTAGTCTGCTTTTTCTACAAATGTATCCCCGTCCTTATACAGGATTTCTCCGTCTATAATTTGTTCATATAGATTTCGTGCGTCATCTATATTGGTTGGCAGTGACATATTCTCGATTGCAAGTTCCCATAGAAGTTCACAACAATCTTCCATACTGTCTTTATCTGAAAACCTTGCCTCCATGGGATTATATTTGGAGACAATATCATATATAGATACATTGTGGGCAGCATTTTCAAATAAACTAATAGTTTTCTTGCCGACATCAGTTTGTTTATACAAGCCCCATGTGTACTGATTAAACTTCATTTCTTTGTTATGGTTACTTTAATAGGATTTCCGCAGTGGGGACAAACAATGTTATTATTTTCCTTTTGTACCTCCTCGGAAGAGGCGAACAACTGCCACATAGGGACATTAAGAGCGGTGGCAATATCACTTAGCTTATCCGTGCTGAAGCTATTACGTGATAGTGCTTGAGAAAGCGATGTGCGAAGAATACCTAACCTTTTAGCTAAATCTTCTAAGGTAATACCTTTCTCTTTGCAAATTTCTTTTATTCTTATATCTTGTTTCATAATGCAAATATATAAAATATATACATAGGTGCGAAAAATACGCTTCAAATCTTAACAACATTTAATATACACATATGCGAACAATTACATTTGTTAAAGTTCGCTAATATGCGAATATTTTGTTATTATTTTCTTGCAAATGTTCGCAAATACGTATATCTTTGCATCGTGATTAAGAAACAAAGTTAAAACTATTAAACTATAAGATTATGAGTACTACATTAAAGAACACTATGAGAGAGGTAATGAATCTTGCTTGGCAGTTCGTACGCAAGAATGGTTATACATTATCAGAAGCATTAAAGTGCGCTTGGGTTAATATCAAGCTAAAAGCAGCCCTTAGCAAGCGAATAGTTAAGTTCTACTTTCAGAAAGTAGACGGCACTCTGAGAGAGGCTTACGGCACTCTTATGAGCGACAGAATACCTGCGACAAAGGGCGAGAAAAAGACAGCAGACACTTGTCAAGTGTACTTTGACTGCGAAAAAGACGAGTGGCGTTGTTTCAAAAAAGCAAACTTAGTTAGAATAGCATAATATAATAAGGTATGAAAACATTAACGCTTATCATTAAGCAGTGTTTCTTTGACGAAATTATCAAAGGCACGAAAAAGCAAGAGTTTAGAGAGGTAAAGCCAACGACATTCAAGCGACTCGTACAGCTTGACAAAGACGGCTACGAAGTAGAAGATGAGAACGGCAACGCTATCCCTATTCAGTATGATGCCTTACAACTTTATGTAGGCTATGCGAAAAACAGAGCATCTGCACTTGTTGAAGTAAAGTCTGCCTATTGTGAGATTATCACAGACGAGAAAGGCGATCCTATCATATATGAATATGGTACAGATGAGAAAGGTGAGCCACTTGTATGGGTGGTAGAACAAGTAGTGTATAACTTAGGCAAAGTGCTTGCCTATAAACCAAAGGGACAATGAAGAATTTACAAGAATTATCTGCGTGGGTAAAAGAGATAGTTGATGACGTTTCTAAAACAGAAAAACAACAATCGAAGCGTTGTCGTTTTACTCACAAAAGATAAAAGAGATAGAAGATAAGAAAGCTATATCTTTGCAATGTAGTAACCGCCTTAGTGGTGTTTGGTGGTAGAGAAGATATTTAAAGGGCATTAACTTCGAGGTCTAAACACCACATCAAGACTTCTTAGTTTTTGCCCTTGTTTTATAAACGCCCCCGAAATCTTAGCACGAACAAAGGGGCAATATTAAAAACGGCACAAAGATATGAAAAGTAATCAAGAAATGATACGTAAGATTGAGAATTTTTCAGTTACACAACGCACAAGCGATGGTTTTTTCGACGGCAGCGAACTTTTAAAGCAGTGGAATACTATTGATGGGCATACGAAAAGAGAAATGTACAAATTTCTTAATAGCCCAACTACAAAAGAGTTTATAAGTGCTCTGGTAATTGACGAAAATGATAGAAAAAGCCATGACGCAAAAAAGCGTGATGCTGAAAATCAACAAGTTACAGAGGCAGACCTAATAAAGCACGTAAAAGGCAGAATGAGCAAAAATGGCAGAACACCCGATAAAGTTTGGATGAACCCAATACTATTTATCAAGTTTGCCATGTGGATAAACCCAACATTTGAAGTAAAGGTTATTCGCTTTGTCTATGACGAAATGATAAAGTACCGCAATGATGCTGGCGATGCATACAGAGATTTAAGCTCTGCAATCGGTAAGATTGTTCCTGCTGACTTTATGCCAAAAGCAATGCAAAAGGTGGCAGAGGCTCTCAACTGGATAGTATTTGGTTGTCATGAGAAAATGGCAAGAAACAAATATGGTGATGAGAGCAAGCAGAGAGAACTCTATCAGCTTGAAAAGAAAATCGCTGACCTCATCAATGACGGCTTTATCAAGAACTATGATAGTCTTATAAACTATCTTAGAAAGAAGTATCAAGAAAATCAATATCCAAAAGTATTTAGAACGGCATGATCAAGTTAGAATTTAACAAAAGAGTTGAGATTGAAACATCAAACGATGTAACACTCAGTATACAAGCATCAAGAATGCAAATTACCGACTCAGACGGCACATATGAAATGGATGCAGAAGTAGTGCTGTTAATCGAGGACGAAGAGATGGGCAATGAAATTGCAACAATATTATCAATCGATAATATAGATAAACTTATAAAGCGATTACGTACACTTAACGATAAAGTGAAAGAGTACAACAGAACTCTTAAAGAGAGATAGCCATAGGCGGAAACCGACCATGCTGAAAATCAATAAATTACAAAACAATTAAGACTATGACCGAGATTAAGACAATAACCCTATGCAAAGAAACGGCAGAGCTGTTCGACTGCAAAAAGAAATTAGATGAGTGCTTTAACACATTGGGCAAAGTTCATGAAACCATATTAGGCTATGACAAAGCCTTTGAAGACTCATTAGATGAAGCATACATAGCTATGAATGATGTTATAATGCATCTTCTATCCGAGCAGATAGACACCAATAGCACAGAAAGCAATTACAAAGTAATTTAGCCACATATAAAAGATTTGCCACAACGTTTTTGTTGTGGCTTTTCTGTTTTTATCCTCTACCCTATCTTTTCTTTTTGTCGGTATCTTTGTAACTATGGTAATATATGACATTCATAACAACAAGATACTCGATGCGACACTGACAGAGGGCGCAGAACACGAGCAAGAATTAGGCAGAAGTGACCTTGTAAGGTTATCATGGCAGAGTGATGTAAAACTCACATTGCCAGCAGGTGCGTATATTACCCCCTTTGATGACGGATTGAAGTATAGGCTACTCAGTCCGTACACACCGACAGAGGACGATAAAGGATTTAAGTACACTCCCGAGTTTCAGCACCCTTTAATGTGGCTTTCACGTGTGCCGTTTCTCTATGACACCACAGATGCGGATAAGAACCCTATCAAGCAGCAGGAGTGGTCCTATGATGGATTAACCACAAACGCTCTTGAATACGCTTGTAAGGCTATCAACGAAGCACTCAATATAACGACAGAGAGCGAAAAGTTTACATTCACCCTTTGCGGTAATGTGGATAGTTCCGTATCATTTTCCGTATCATCGAATGATATACTTTCCGTATTATCTTCGATTGCGCAAGCCTGCAAGAATAACGCTTGCGAGTGGCATTTGTCATGGAAGCATAAGGCGTTATACTTTGGTCAGATAAGCATCAACCTCGGTGAGGAAGTGCCAACGTTAAAGGTACACGACAATATACAGAAAGCATCCGTAAGTGAGAGCAAAGAGCCTTATTATAATTGTTTCTACCCTCAAGGCTCAACAAAGAATATGTCTACAAAGGCGCTTGTTGGCACTGGCAACGTTGCTACACTCCTACGATTAGGACTTGATAGGACAGTATATCCCGATGGGTATATATATGTAGACCCTAACGGCAATATCATCACAAAGGATGCTTTTGACACTTCAAATGCAATCAAGCAAACGCTGGCTCTCTCCTTTGATGATGTTTATCCGCATATCGACTTGTATGTCTACAATGTTCGTAAACACGTCCGTTATCTCAAGAACTCTCAGACAAATATTATAGAACTTGACAGCAGGGGAAACAAAAAGACATACACTATTTGGTATATGCGCCTTGCGTTCCCTTCTACAACTCAGATAGAAGGCAAGACAATCATCAATACCACCTACGATAAGGACGAAAGCGGAAACATCATTACTCACTATTGGTATGACTATGAGATTATTCCTACAAAGCAGGTACTACAAGGGTACACGCTAAAAGGAATATTTAAGGTTAACAGCCACGCAACGGATGGGCATTACGATGTCCTTACGCAGGGACTTGTTGGACAACCTAACGGGCAGGAAGGATTTGAACTCCACTACCACGAAGTAAACAACCCGATAGCACCAAAGCCAAACGAGGGCGATAGTGGTGTCAACATCTTAAAGGGAGATTACGAAATACTCAAGTATCAAAGCGGAGATACTATTATCCCGACCAATGAGAGCGAGGGGCTTTACCCACGTGGTAAGAATCTCCCAGACTTAACTTGTAATATGGTCGTGTTGTTTAATATCGTAATGGGTGAGCATGAAACGAAACTTGCCCAAGCCGAGTTAGCATCACGCACTATCAAGGAGATAAAAAGACGTGCGCAGGATAACAACAATTACTCCTTTGCTTCTAACCCAAGAGCATTTGCAGACCACAACCCTACCCTTTACTTAGGGCAAAAAGTCACCTTTGACGATGGGCAGGGATACAAGCTAAAGACACGTGTCATAAAGTTGGTTACAAAGCTGGATTACCCGATTATTCAGGAGATAACCGTTGGCAATCAAGCCGTCAAGGGTACTATCTCGCAGTTAAAGGAGGATGTAAATAATATCCTATCGGGTAATTTCAGCGGTGGCGGATTAAACTCCACACAGACAAGTGAACTTGTAAAGAACTATGTAGACCCACGCTTCCTAAGAAAGAATATCCCCGATACCGCTCAAGAGGTTATTACATTCTTGAAGGGTATTGCTGTTGGTGATAAAGAAAAAGGTCTTGATAGCAACGGAAACGCTACATTACTAAACGTCATTGCGGATGCGCTAAGGAGTGCAGACTTCCACGCTGGACTATTGGATGGTGCTGGCTTTGGTATTTACAAGGACGATTATGGGAAATCAATAGCAGAGGTTGATAAACTCAATGTAAGGCAGAAAGCAACCTTTTCAGAGTTGGAGTATAGGCGGTTGGCATTTACGACAGGGGACGTTGGATATACGAGCGCAGGTGGTATGATTGCATTTGTGAAGAAGACTGGTAACGTATATCGTTGTTACTTCTTGGCAGACGACGGAGAAAAGCGCATATCGAACGACTGGAGAATCGGCGACCAAGCGATGTGTAAAACAGCAAACCTCCTCTCACGTACAACGAAGCAGGCGAGCAACCGCTATTACTGGCGGCTGGTGGTGAACATGGGCGATGAGACGGTCAGCGGAAAGCTGTATTACTTCATCGACCTGTCGGACATCAAAGGCAGTCTCGACCTGACTATTGACGGAAAGAAGCATGCGTGCGTGGGATATGATACCAGCACGGAAAATGACGCTCCACAGGCAGAGGACGACATCATACAGTTAGGCTCGCAGACCGACCCCGACAGACAATACGCTTACATTCTCTATATGTCGGAGGGTAAAAGGGTTGACTATGCAGGCATTAATGACTTCAACCTATCTACACATATTGTCAACGAGTTTTCGCCACGAGGCACTACGATTCGCTCTGACAGCTTCAAGATAGTATCGGGAGCAGGAACGGGCACAAGCTCGCCAATTGTATGCGATCGTGGCGAGTGGCAGACGGGAACGATAGCAGGGCATTACGACCGCTTCTCTTATCAAGGTTCGCTATGGCTTTACGTGGCAAAAGAACCCTCTGCAGACGTTCCATCAGACAAGAGCGCGAAGTGGATTAAGCAGGTGGCGCAGGGTGCGGAAGGTGAGCAGGGAGCAGCACCTGTTATGCTTAACATCTATTCTGACGGGGGTAACTTCATTCGTAATCGTCAAGGCAGCGTAACGCTCACAGCTGTCGTGACAAAGGAGAACGTGGATATTACAAGTACATTTCCTCCATCCAGCTTCTCATGGATTCGACACAGCGGCAACGCTACGTATGACGAGGCATGGAACGACAGGCATAAGGGCGTAGGCTCAGCCATCACTATTAAGGCGGAGGACGTAGACAAGCGCACCGTCTTTGAATGCGTATTAGACGATTAACTAAGTATTAACTTCATAGATTAAAAGCAATGGCAATTACAGCAAGAAATCAAATTACTATTGTAGACCTCAACGATGCAAAGTCGGTACAGGTTTACTTCACAGCCTCGCAGGGTTTTTCACAAGGGTACAACCCCGATACGAACGGGTACACTCCGAATTACCCTACACAGAACAACACGATTACTCCGAAAGTGTATGAGAGTGGCGATGCGACGGAGCATTTGGCGAACTGTACGAATGTCGTTTACACGGTCAATGGAACAGCTATCACGGCATCGACAAACAACGCAAACTATGCTGTCAACGCAGCTAAGCAACTTGTTATCAAGGGTAATCTCACGACAGACCTTAACGTGACGTTCACAGCGGACTATATAGATACTGACCACATCACATCTAAGATTGGTGGCTCGTTCGCTGTGATACGCAACGTGACGAGTGGCGCACTCTTCTCTGTCGTGCTGACCTGCCCTAAGGGTAACGTGTTCGACAAGACCGTTACTGGCGACTTGACCGTCACGGCACAGTGCTTCCGTGGCTCGGTCGCCGACAACGCAGGCAACTCCTTCACATGGGAGCAGTTTGACACGGCTACAGGAGCATGGAAGGCAGTAGCATCGGGACGTGCTAATGGTGCAACGCTAACAGTGAAGCCTGCTGACGTACTGAACTTCCAAACCTTCCGTGTGCGTGCTCACGACAATGGTGGCAATGGGCAATCGGTATCCGACGCACAAGCCCTCGTGACGTTCCAAGACTTAACCGACCCTTACACCGTTGAACTCTACTGCCCAACAGGCGACAAGATTGTCAACGGAACTGGGCAGACTACCATCAGCGCACGTATATGGCAGTCAGGAACGAAGATAGAAGACGAGGCGACGGCAGCCGCAAGCCGCAAGTTCGATTACGCATGGACAAAATTCGATAAGGAAGGCAAGCCACAGAATTGGAATGGGGCAACATCGAACGTCAAGACTGGCAACCCTATCACCGTTCTTGCTGCCGAGGTGGCTACAAAGACAACCATCGTCTGTGAGATAACGAAGAAATAACCAATCGTAGGCGGAAACTCATCCGCCTACCTAAAACATAATAGATATGAATAAAGGAGCTGTTGCAAGGCAACAAATTACGATTGCCGATATACGCGACGGAGAGAAAGGCGCAAAGGGTGACACAGGTGCACGGGGTGCGAACGGGAGCAACGGAGCAGCAGCGGAGTTCTATCGTCTCCAGCCACAGACGGAGAAAGCTATCGTGGCATCTGACAACGTGCTACGTGTAAACCTTGAGTACACCATCGAGCACGTCAAGGGTGCGCAGATTAGTGTAGAAACGGGAGCGGCACAAGGTTATCACCTCATTGCATGGACGAATCAAGGAGTATTCCTCACTATGACGGCAGGCAGGGTCAACAGCGGAACGTATCAGATGGCGAACTACTCGAAGACGGGCGACAGGCCCGACTTTATCAACATCGAACTAAGGGACACAGCGAACAAGACGCTCGACCGCCGTTCCGTGCAAATCACAATGGAAGCTGCATCGTTTGTGAACGTCATAGGGGATGTTAGGGAGACCGTGTCGCAGAACGGAAAGGACATTACCACCATTCAGCAGGACGCACGAGGCATTCGCCTGCAAGTGGAGAGCCTGAAGAGTGGGGCAAGGAATCTCATTAAGGGGGGACAGCTGAACAGAACAATTAGCCGTGCGTTTGCTATGGTAAACGATGGAGAATTGACTGTAAAGCTAAAGCCTGAAACGGATTACACGTTAACGGTAAATGGTCGCATAAGTAGTAGCGCATGGGACAAACGTCAGATGCTGCGCACATATATCTTCGATAAAAGCTGGAAAGGCTTTATGGTAGATTGCGATATACAAGCTACATCTGACACAACCAACTCTGTCACGTTCCGCATTCCAAAAGACAAAGCATCAGTGGATAACACATATTGCTTTAACTGTTACTCTTTCCCTAACCAACTTCCGCAAGGTAAGAACGGCGAGGTAACCGTTAATTGGATCACGCTCACCGAGGGCACGCAGCCCGAGAAAGCATGGATACCAGCAGAGGGAGAAGACGTTTATACACAAATGAGTAAGGCAGGCATGGAGATTAAAGACGGCGAAATAACACTCACGGCCGATAGGACGAAGATACGCAACAACAAGGGCGAGGACATCGCCATGTTCAACGAGGACGGTACCGTCGACGCCCGCCGCATCCTGATGCGCTGCCGGTTCGGGAACATTACCTTCGGAGAGGTGGACGGCTACCCGAACATCATTCTTACGAATGAACTCGGACAGCCGCAGCTAATGCTTAATCATCGTGGTATAGTGAATAAGTATGGAGTAGATATGAAGTTGATTAATGCCAGCAGATACTTCGTTAGCAAGCGTGATGGTAAGGCTTATCTCGGTGTTAACATCATTGTGAAAATTACCAATAAAGGTTTTCAACAGAACACTTATGGAGGTGGTGATATTAAGTTGACTGCTACGCTGGATGATAAATCACACGAAAATATAACCTTACAGTTAGGAAAGCAACACACAGGCGACGATAAGGCTATAGTTGCAGCTACAACTCCAATCACACTTAAGATTGGAGAGAGTGGAGAACTTATTTATGGCGGATTGTTCGAGATTGGCTCTACAAGTGGAGGTGCGGTTGTAGTTCAAAAGATGTCTTACTCTGTGCGGTCTGTTTATTACGACACGGTTGTTACGAAGTCGTATGTTTCTGAATTAGGCGGAAATAACTTCTCTTCTGATAGCGGTGGAAATCTAATCAACCCATCGAATGGCGACGAACCACCAGCTGTTACACCAGTACCTAATATGGATGTTTAATTAAATAAAATAGTGATATGAAAAATTTATTAGATTGTATTTACAGGATTTTCGGACGACTCGCAGCCATTGGTAGCGATAAGTATCTGCACATGTTTGCTGGTCTTGTCGTTTCTATGATTGCGTGCAAGGCTTTACACGCAGTTAATGCGTACTTAATTTTTGCATTGGTACCAGCATTCTTCGTCATGACAGGAAAAGAGAGTGTCGATTACTACTACAGAAAGGAGCAGTTCGATTGGTTGGACGTATCAGCAGGCGTACTCGGTGCGATAGTGGGTGTTTTTCTTTTCTTACTGTAAAGGAGGTGTATCTATGGATGTAATAGAGTTTCAGTTCACACCGCACTTCATGTACTCAGTAGCTATACACTTGATAGTATGTGTGATAATGTGGGTGCTTGTTTTCTGTGCCATCTTCGTTGACCTATGGGACAGAATATACACACAAAAGAAGTTGGGTAAACCCATTGACTCGCATAGCATGCGTAAGACAATCGGAAAGTTAGGAGAGTATTGGCGTGTATTGCTCATTGCATTTATCGTGGATGCGGTGATATTCATTGCCTGCACGCTACTGAATATTAAGACCATACCAGTTATTACTATCTTAGTGGCTATAGGACTTCTTATCATCGAAGCAAAAAGTCTTATAGAGCATGCACGGGAGAGAAAGAGTAAGGTAAAGGATATACAGAAGATTATCCAATCTGTAGTAAATGCATCTTCAGATAAGGACGCAAAGAAAGTCATTGCCGCCGTTACTGATTACATCGGAGGTGATAGCGACAATGCGACTATTGAATAATTAACAACACAGACAAATAGGAGAAAAAAGAAATGGAAACAGTAACACTTGGTGAACAAAGTCAAGGACATGAAGAGGGACTATCACGTATCAACTATAAGAGTGATTTCCCACTTGCAGTAAAATTGGTTAAAAACGGTCAGCCCGTAGCCTTTCCTGGTTGCGATTTCTCAATCGCTGCAAAGACCGAGAACGGCTTTACCGTGTACAAAGCAGAGAGAAAGAACGGAGTATGTAAACACTGTAAGCAGGACGGCGATCGCCTGATTGTGTTCTTTGATAATCACAATCTTGGTAAAGGACGTATCGAGGTAGAATGCGTCATTGACAACCCCGATGCAGACTACTCGGAGGATGGCATACGTCAGGAGACGTACAAGGCTAAAGCCCCTATCGTTCTTGTTGATGATAACGGCGATGCACTCGACTTAAGACTACCTGAACCACGTGTAGTGGAGAAAGTGGTAGAAAAGATAGTAGAGAAAGAAACCGACCACTACACCGACTTACAGAAGAAAGCAGCAGCGTGGATGGCAGGGTTAGACACAAGCGCAGACTCTTCGTATCCTTTGATTTTGGATTACTTTTTAAAGAATGTAACCGATATAAATAGTTTGATGGCAACCTTTCAGGGTGATTATATGAACGGAGCAAACGAAACAGACCCAGACTTTAACGAAAAGTTAGAACTTGCAAAGTATTGCTTTAATAGTTCTTATTTAACAGATACGGGAAATAGATGCTTTGAGAGTATGAATGCCCCACATTTAGACTTAAATGTATTTACTATGGGACTATGCGATATATCAAATTCATTTAGTGATACCATAGTAAACACTATAACTATAAATGCGCAAGGATTTTTTACTAAACTTGCTTCTGACAACAATCAAGATGCGATTCTCGAATATATAGATAGCATTGGCTTATTCTCAGGATGCGTTGCTAAAAAGGTGAGAATTACCAAGAATATACAGTCAAACGAAGACGTTTACTATTATTTAGCAACTATTAAAAATAGCAAGGTGGAGTGTTTTGAGTTCGAGGAAGAGAATAAAAGACACGCCTTAGATATTAACATCGTAGCAGAAAAGATACTGCCCGACGTGTCGCAAGACGGGCACAAGCCGAATCTGATATTTAGGAATGTAAAAGGCACGGTAGACGAAGCGTTAAAGCAGAAGATACTTGCCAAAGGCTATCCATCAGTAGAGTTCTACGAGGGAGAGAATAAGGTGTTGTAATGTTAATATTAATGACATAATATGGCAAATTTCACAATAGGAGAATTAATTCAGTCCTCAACCGCAAATCGGTTGGGGATTGACAACAACCCAACATCGACAGTAAGGGTGCACTTAACGGAGACAATCACCCTTTTAGAGAGTATCCGTGCAGAGTGGGAAGAGTACTGTGCAGAGCATTCACTTGGTACGCCTGCAATCCGTGTGTCAAGTGGCTATCGCTCTCCTGAATTGAATAAGGCAGTAGGTGGAGTAAAAAACTCTGCTCATGTCGAGGGTTATGCAGCTGACTTGCAGCCTGTCAATGGTAAGCAAGATGAGTTTGAAAAGTTCTTTGCAACAGAGTTTTCCCATATGGGTTATGCCTTTGACCAAATCATTATCGAGAAGTCGAAGACATCCCGATGGGTGCACGTGGGTTATAAACGTGCGGACGGGAAGCAAAGAAGGCAGTGTTTCACATTAAACGTATAAGAATATGGAAGATAAAGAAATTAAATACTACGTGTATTCAATGTTAATCATTATTGGCTTACTTGCACTTACGGCTCTCTGCCTTACAAGCTGTTCACATAGAGTATATGTACCTGTGCAGTCTATCCGCACTGATACTATCTACATGTCAAGGAAAGACAGCGTACATATCAAGGATAGCTTAATCACTCGGCAGGTGATTAACATCCGTGACAGTGTCGCTATTCATGACAGCGTGGTAATCGTCAAGGACAATCAAGGACACATCAAGGAAAAGTTAATTGTCCGCTATCGTGATAGATGGCATGCAACTCAGGACAATCTTACCCTCCAACGTCTGGTTGACCGCTATAAAGCGAGCAATGATAGCTTGCGTGCAACAAAGACAGAATACAAAGAAGTTCCAATACCAGTAGAAAAGAAACTCTCTCGGTGGCAGAAAATCAAGATGGATGTCGGTGGTTGGGCAATAGGCGCAATGTCGACCTTTCTGCTTGCAATCATTGGATATATCGTTGTTTGGCTGTTGAAGAAGTATAGACAGATTTAATTCTTTCCAATGTTTGCAATATTGGAAAGAATTTGCATAAATTCTTTGAATAAATATTCCTTTTCTCTTGCATCTTTCACGATAATTTGCTAAATTTGTAGGAGAAACGTGTTGAATTTGTTTTGAATTGATTTAGGTTTTTAGTTATTTAAGGTAAGATTATTTTTAGGATAACCCTGCAATCCGTGAGGACAAGCAGGGTTTTCGTATAAACAAAAAAGGGAGCACCTACTTGGCACTCCCTTTCTTGTAAATTCTGAACTTTTGTACCACGATGTTTAGTGGCACATTCATAAGGTCATTTGACCTTGCAAAATCCATCAGTTCTTGAAAATCTCTCTTTCCCATATTATCTTTTGATTGTTAATACTTTACCTACAATTGCCTTATCGAATGTCACCCCATCAACGGCAATCTTTTCCGTCCTGTTGTGAAATGAAAGGGTGACGAAATACTGAGCATTGACACGCTTCTGCTCATAAGGTAAGACACCCTTGTCTATACACTCATAGTGTTCTGGTATCTCTGATTTCTCGATAACTATACCCTTTACAAGTCTGTTGCTACTATGTACGTAAACGGCAAACCCAAATGTAGCAAGGGTTATGACTGCCATTATACAAAACTTTGTTCTACTCATACTACTTTCTTTTTTGTTAGACCTAATTCCTTTGCAAACTCACGCAGCTTTGTAAGACCGCAACCGATAAAGGCTGCAAGTTCCTTGTTGGTTTTCAAGTGGTAGTTCTCACGAAGATAGTCTGCTTGCCTATCTGTGAGTTCATACTTTTTATGGTTTTTCTTGTCCCACTCCATCATGTGTCTATCGGCTTCCATTCGTGCGTCAGGGTTAAGTTCAAGGGCAGCCGTACCGCTTTCGTTGATAAACTTCTCCGACACAAGATTTAGCTCGATAACATCAAGGGAACGTCTGCAATCCTCATCTTTATTGAGGTCAATGCTAACACAATCCTTACAGAGTATTTCCTCAACCAGGCCCCATGCTTGGCGAACAGCATGAAGTCGTGCAGGCTTAAAGGTAAGTCCGAAGTTTACAGGAGGACAAGACGGACATCCTTCGATGAACTTGTCGAACAATTCTACTGAGTAGTTGATAAGTTCGTATGCAAGGATAATATATGACTTTAAATCACTATCCTTTATCATATTTCTATCAAGCACTCTTTTTATTGCTTGGCGGAATAGAAAGATATGAGGTTTTAGCCTTTCATCGACACTATCGAGGAAGTCCATATAAAGCTGACGTTTGTCGGTTTCTGCATTCTGCATATCCTGCATGTTGAGTTTCTCAAAAACATCATATCGGGACATAGCATCTTTGCATGCTTTCTTTATTCTTTGTCGATACAAGCCTGCTTCTTTGATTTTCTCTATTGCATCACGCATATAAGTATGGGCAATGTCGTTTGTTCCACCTACGATAGTATGAAATAGGGCTGAAACATGATTGAATGTTTCCCTATGCTTTTCTGTTATCTTCATGAAGTCAACTATCTCGTTTTTAGCCAACTTCTTTGCGTTAAACTCATTCATGTGTGTACTTCCCTCCTTTAATGATTTTATCGGCTGGCTCCGAGCCGGCGACACGCCCCAAACCCCCTTTTTCGACGGCCCTTCAGTCTGCTCGAATACACGTCTTTAAACAGAGAATAATCAC